TCCATATCAAGACCGTTCTTCACACTCATTGCGTATAACTGCTCTGTGGTCACGCTGGAGAGCAGACCGGAGAAGTTGTCAAAATTTACAGTTAGGGGGTTATTTACACCATCAAGACGGCTTGCGATAGGCATACGGAAGTCAGCATCATAAGACTGAGGGAAGGGCAAGGGGGTACCCAAGCCATCAACGCCATAAGAAGAGTTAGAAGGCAGAGCATAGATGATAAAAAGGTCGGGAATCTGAGGCAGTGTGATGGTCTGAGAAATCAACTGCTGGGTGGCACCGGGCTGGATGGCAGAGCCGGAGTACTGTGTGATATAACGTGGGAACTCCATATAGGGCACCACGCTCTTGGGTGGCAGTGGCACATCTAAACTGGGGGTCAAAAAAGTCACATTCAACTGAGAGTTAGAATAGGGGTTAGACAGATTGTTGTTGTATGCTATGCTGCCGACGGCAACATTGCGACCATAAGCCGGGCAACTGCGAATTACACGGTTAGGTGTCTGTAAGTTCATAATCAACTGAATGTTGTTAATGCCAAACAAGCCGGTGTCCCATTCGTGGCAGTCGCTAAAGACGAAGGGGGACAGCACGATTTTCTCAGTGGAAGTCCATCTGAAATAGACGGTAAAAGCAGCGTTGTTGTTTGCGGTCCAAGCAGCAAGGGTAGCAGCAGAAACAACGGGCTGGTTATCCACAAAGTCATAGAGCAGAGCACCGCCGGCACCGGACACTGGGGCAGAGCCGTCGGCAAGGGTGTACTGAAGACCGGGGAATGAGCCGTTGGGTACCTCAGCATAGTCGCAAGAGTTCTCATAGCCGGCAAGGGGGTTATTCACGGCACCCGCAGCATCGTTATAGTTCTGGTACTTGTCAAGCATAGTGGGGCAAGTACGCTGTAGGCGGTTCTTCTTGTAATCGGTCAGACGAAGAACCTCCTTCAGCACATCATTAGAGTTGATAACAGCCGTGGTGTCGTTAATGGTGGCAGATAGCGTGGAGCAAAGGGAGTTCAGAGGGAAGGCACAAAGGGAGAAATCACGCCCAGCAACAACAAGGCTCTGACCTACAACCGGGGCTTGGCTGAAAGTGACATCAAACCTCATCGCCACAGTGGAAGACCACTCCATACCCCTATCTACAAAAACGTTCTCTGACGGGACGTATATGTTATAAGTGTGCTGGGAAGCCGTGGCACTGATGGCGTTAAAAGGGGAGTTGGTCAGACTGAGGGCACCCTTATAGACCGCATAACGGGGGCGGGTCTGGACGATGCGTGAGTCAAAGACTGCGAGTTTCTCAATGTCTGCGGACATCTGTTATACCTATTAAAAACATTTTTTAATGGGTAATACACAAAATTATCTGCCGCAGAAGCCGGGCTAATAGCCGGCGTCCTTTTGAGCCCCAGACTGGGAATGGGCGGATTTCTTTCTAAACATAAACTTCAGACTCACATTGGACTGGTTGTAAAGGGGTACCGGATAGAGGCTATTGTCAAGCCGGCTACGCCAATAAATCTGAACATCAATGTTTCTAATCTCAGTATTTGCTGTGAAATCAGCCAGACGGTACTCCGCCGTGGGGGCATAATAGATAAAGCCCCTATAGTCAATGGCACCCTTATCACCCAGCGGCAGAATGATATCTGTGATGATGGGCTCAAAGGCGGACCGCACCGTGGGAGCACTAAATCCCAGATTGTTTGAGCCAAGGTCAATAGGGGGACCGCCAGACTCGTTCTGAATCGGTAGCAGCGTACTGGTGAATACCAGTGCTTGGATGGGCGACCACAGACTGTCTGTGCTGATAGCCTCTTGCGTTGCTACCCAGTAGGGTTTCTGAAGGTATAGCGGTGTGATTGCTGAATAGGGCAACTGTCTGAAGTCAAGAACATTTGTATAGTCCTTGTTTGGGAACAGAATCTCATTCGTGTAGCCGGGGAAGCCGGGCTTGCCAGCACCAAAGCCGGGGATTACCAGTGAGTTCCAGTATGTGTTCGGGAAGTTAGCAAACAGACCGAAAAGATTAGTATTCATAAACAGCCTACACACTGGTGGCGTCTGAGGTGTGCCAGTGCCGGGAGGTGGTGGGGCTGGAACCGGAACGAAGGTCTGAATACGCTCACCGTAGGCATCAGAATCCGCTATGATGCTGAATAAGCCCGTGGCGGTGTCGTACTTCACCTTTGGTGGAATAATAGTCTCAGCAAAATCGCCCAGTGTGGCGTATGGGAATGTTGCCCCAATAGGGGCGTTAAGCAGCCAATCGTTATAGAACTCCACATAGGTCTGGGCGACTGCCGATAATGGGTCCAATGTGGGAGGCTGAGAGGCTTGCGATGGGTCGTAAATAGTCTTATTAACAAGCCCTACTACGTGTTCGTAGGTGGATGAGTGATAATAGTATGTGCTGATATCTTGCGTCTGACCCAGAGTGGGGCTTGTCAGAATCCAGTAGGGTTTGCCGATGTTAGGGTCATTCAGCGGTAATGGCGGTGATGTGGCAATTGAGCCGGAGCCGGGGGTCTGAGGGTTCAGCGGGCTATTAGGCACAACACAGACATAATAAGGTGCTGTGCCAGTGTTGTTTAGAGTGACTCCCAGAGTGACAATCTGACCGGGTGTATAAGAATTAGTAGCACCATCGTACAAGCCCACATAATTAGGTGAGGCAAGTGAGCGGGGCAACGGGGCAATCACACTATTTCTGTTCTCCGGCTCCCACAGCATAAATGTGGGCGGGGGTGTGATGTTAAACGGAACCGTCACTATAGTACCGCCACCAACATTTATATCCCAAGTCTGCTGGTATGTTATCGCCACACTGTACGATGTCAGATTTACATTAGTCTGCCCCGTCCCGGTCTGAATGTCGGGGATAAAAAGAGGCAAGTCCAAGCCCGGTCCAGCCATAGAAAACCTCACAATAGAAAAGAAGTAATCAGATGAGTTTTTAATAAGGTATGTATCACGGGTCTCGTTGAAGGTGATAGGCGGGTCTTTTACCGCTTCACCAGCCGCTAAATCATTAGCATTGTTGTTAATGATAGATACGTTATAGTAAAGATAGTCGGGCTCTTCGCTTGAACCTCCAGTTCGGCTAATAGAAGTCTGTCTGGAATACATTCTATATAACTGACAGTTATTTTTTTAAGATTTCGTATGTTTTGGCAACAACAAAGTCGTCGCCCGATAAGCCCGTTTTCTTTATAGCATCATAGTACTTCTGTAGTGGAAACGATGAGAACAAACAGCGTACAACGCAATGACGCCCGCAAGTATTTACACGGCTTTTATCTTGCTGAAAACTGTGTGTGTTATAATACACTGGCATACCCTTGCCCCGTAGCAGATTAGAGAGATATGGCTGCCGCTCATCAAGTGACGCCAGTAGGCTTGTAGGCATACTGTCTTTCATCGCCTCTGGGGTTTCGCCGTAGGGGTCAAAGTATTCTATGCCCTTGGGGCGTCTAAGCAAACAGACCCAATGACCCTCCGTCGGGCTTGTTGTTAGAAACAGTATAATACACCGCCCTTTACGGTCAAAGCACTGGTCTATGTCTGTGAGGTCTTTCAACATCGGGTAGGTCATAATACTTGTATCGGAACCTAATATACGCCTAATATCACCGTCGCTTAACGGATAATCTTTAGCCTTGCCTAAGCCGTCCATCTATAATATAAACATATAATATAGATGTTGTCTGGAAGCCCCTTATCAAAAGACTGGAAAGAAAAGAAAGGTGATACAAAAGTAGTAAAGCCCCCTAAAATCATAGGGCGTGGTGAGTGTAAAAAACTAACAAAGCGTTCTTGCGACTCACAGCAGTGCGGCTGGGTTGATAGGTGGTTGAAGAATCTGGTTCAGAGCCGCAGCCTTCCACCACAGTGTGCCGGGGCTGAGTCTCACAGTTTTCTTTATAAATATATGGGGGAGGCTGAGGCTGAAAAGATAATAGCCGACCTACAGAGTGAGTTTAGTCTTATTTATCCGCCGCTGGAGCCTAAGCCACATTAACAAACGCCACCTTTGTGAATCCCCCACCGTTTGCTGGTAGATGATTGGCTGTTGTTCCGCCAGAGTTCTGCCCTTGATTTACAACGACAGTTCCAACACCAGTCCGCTGTAAAACAACAAACTGCCCCGGTGTCCCATTTGTTGTAGTAGCACCTTGGCACTGAAGAAGGTTATTAAACAAAACAATAGAAATAGCAGCAGTGTTCGCACATCTTATACAGCATTTTCCACCCGTTCCAGCATCAGATGTCGTTGAAGTGTATTGTATTCTGGTATTGTAAAAAACCATTGTTGATGTAATAGCGTTATTTGTAATATTTACAATCGGCGACACAGTTGATAATGGGGATGCTTG